ATGGAAGAGAACGTTATTATAGCAATGGATGCCGAAAAGTCTAAAAAGATAAAAGGCATTCCTTCAAACTGGGAATGGGAGGATATTCATTTCTACCTCGTTACTGAATTGGGATTCAGCTTTGATGTTGTGTTCAATTATTCAAAAGACATAGAGGAGGTATCTTATGAAGGATAATGCAAGAACTATCAAGTACGATTCTATCACATCATACGCAAAAGAATTTGGGGTAGAAAATCTGAGTAACGAGAATCTTATTGCTTCAATTATCGGTATAGACCCTATGCTACAGGGTAATGAACCAATAAGAAAAATCTTTGATGGTAGTCATTCATTGAGAAAGGCAAGCAAGAGAACACTGCCGGAGCTTACATCTATCAAAGGAATAGGTGAAAAGAAGGCTACCGCTATACTCGCAGCATTCGAACTTGGCAGAAGATTTATGAAGGATAAGTCGCAAGAATTTACAGATTTGGGTAGTTCCATCGAAGTCTATAACTATATTTTACCATACGTCAAGGATTTAGAAATAGAAGAATCTTATCTGTTCTGTATGGATAACAACTTCAAGTTAATCAAAATGGTTCGATTATCCAAAGGTGGAATTTCAGAAACGGCTGTAGACGTAAGAGTGATATGCAAAGAAGCTGTCTCATGCAATGCTACTACTATAGCATTGGTACACAATCACCCTAGTCCTAGCTGTTTTCCATCAAAGTGCGATGATGAAATAACATATAAGATAAAGAAGGCTTGTGAAATAATGAGATTGTTTTTTATGGACCACGTTATCATCAGTAGCAAATCAGATCAGTATTACTCTTACCACGATAAAGGAAAATTATAAGTTCTAAGCTGATAAAATACATCAGACCTATAATTATATACCAAAAGAATCTAACTTGAACACAGAAGATATTTTGCACATTTAAGTGCATTTTTTATTGCATCTTATCTACCAAGGGAGGGCTGTGAAGTTCTCCCTTGTTTATTGAAATGAAAATAATTTCTCACTTTTTTACTAAAATTATTTGTTGTTTAAATAATATTTCGTATATTTGCATCCATAAAAGCGTGTGAAGATGCACGTGACAGAACTTTTCGTAACATTGCTCTTACACTGAGTTCTACGTTTGGTCTGCCTGCATTTCGCTCGCAGACCATTTTTGTTAAATATAACTCAACAAGCAATGAACAAGTATTACAGAAAAGTTCTTGATGCGCTGAAAACCAATCGAGACATTAAGGCATTGGGGTTCAGCCGTAAGGAGTTAAAGGGTGTTGCCGCCAATGTTGCCAACAAACTTCAACTCAAAGATGATGCTACTGACGAAGAAGTTAGTGAAGGTATTAGTGACGCAATTGATGATGTCTTGCCGTTACTCCAGTTAACTCAGTCCGCAGCAGACCGCCAAGTCTCAGAGTACAAAAACGCTCATCCTGCACCCGATGATGACGATGTTCCTCCAGATGATGAACAAGATGATGATGACGATCCAGCACGTAGAAGTCCGTCACAGAAGGGCAAGAATGGCAAGAAGGGCAAGAAGGATAGCGATGATGATCAAGACTCCGCTATCCTCAACGCAATCAAGGGACTAACTACTGCTGTTGCTACACTCCAAGGCGATGTAACTGCATTGAAGTCTGGCAATACCACCAGTAGACGTACCGCAAAGGTAAGGGAGCTGCTGAAGGACACAGGTAAGTTCGGAGAGCGTCGGCTTAAATCTTTCTCTCGCATGAAGTTTGAGAATGAAGAGGAGTTTGAGGACTACCTCGATGAGTTGAAGGAAGATATTGAGGAAGAGAACAAGGAAAGACTCGAAAAGGGTCTTGAAAAGCTTGGACGAATCCCTGCTCCCGATACGAAACCTCAGCAAAAGGAGGAAGATAAGTTAATGTCTGATGATGAAGTCAAGAAGCTGGCTCAGATTTAATCATCTATTGTTTCACTAATAAATTATTAGATTATGGTAGCAGAAGACTACAAGCCAAAAGCCAAAGGCTACGACATGGGTAAGGACGCTGTGGTTATCCGTCAGTATCTCGGTGGTATCACAGGCGGTAGAGCACTCGACTACGCCAACTTCAATGATGAGGTTATTCAGGCAGGTCACATCATAGTCCGCAAGAAGGTTAATGATGTTTATGAGTATTCTCCACTTGAAACCGAAGATGGCAAGTATAAAGACAAGGCTAGCGATGCAGAATTTGCTGGTGTTGTCGTTCGCTCACGCATGAAGGGTGAAGCGGTTGCCATTATGGATAATGGTCGCGTGAATGATGTGGCAATGCCTTATCAGTTCAAGGACGATACTCAGAGAACTGCAATCAAGACCGCTCTCCCAAGTCTTATTTTTGAGCATGACTAAGTTGTGCTTTAGTTTTAACTTAAAAGATTGTTTATATGAACGAATCACTTTTTATTCAGTTTATCCGAGCTATCTTCCCTAAACTTAGCTTATATGTTAAGGAGAAGGAGAATCCGAAGGAGCGCACTTACCTCTACAAGGAGATGCTTACCAATGTGTATTCTGTCGATCAGAAGTGGGAAGGTTCATCAGCTAAGACCACATACGTAGCTGCCGACATCGTTGAGATGGATTCGGACATTCCTTTGAAGAAGCGTGGTCAAATCGCAACCTCCAATGGAAAGTTGCCAAAGCTTGCGATGAAGAAGATTCTTTTCGAGTCTGATATCAACAACGTCAACATCATGAAGGCTCAGTATGAGAATATTGTAGCGAGAGCCAATTCATTCCAGGCTCAAGGCTTGGTTGAGCAGGCTACATCAACAAGACAGGCTGCTGAAACTGCAAAGGCTCGTATCATCAACAAACTCATGAATGATGGTGTCGCTTGCTCTGTCGGTCTTGAAGAGCGTAACGAAATGAACTTCTTGGCAGGTCTTTCTAATGGTATTATTGCCGTTGAAGATGCAGACAATTCGGGTAAGGCTATCCGTGTTGACTATGGATATTTTAAGGCAAACTGCTTCAAAACAGAAACCAATGGTATTACAACACGAGAAGATTTCGAAAAAATCTTCGATAAGGCAAATGCCGACAACAATACCATCATACAGGTTATGCTCGCTAAGACGCAGATTAAGAAAATCCGCAAGGAGCAATGGGCAAAAGAGCTTGTTGCCGACTACGAGGGTAAGACTTATACCGAAAACACAAAGCTCAAGACACCATCGGAGTCTGCTTTCTCGGAAGCATTCGAGGATGAGTTCGGTGCAGCCATCAAGGTTATCAACCGAACCGTGATTATCGAGAAGAACGGAAAGCCAAAATCAGTTAAGCCATGGAATGAGAATAACATCATCTTCATCTGTAACACCAACGTAGGCTCTTTCGTTTGGGGTACCCTTGCTGAGGATACCAACCGAGTAGCAGGTGTTCAGTATTCTAACGTTGACAGCTACAAGCTTATCTCCAAGTACTCAAAGAACGAGCCATCTTTGCAGGAGGTTACCGCAGGACAGGCTATCTGCTTGCCAGTAATCGAGGACGTAGATCAGATTTACATGCTTACTACAAAGTCTGAGGAGGTAGATACGGAAGCTGAGACTACCGATACTACCGACCAGTATACAACTTACAAGGGTAAGAAGTATAAGAAGGCTGACCTCATCGCTGCTTTGAAGGCTGCTGGTGCCAATGTGAAGGCTAACTCAACCGATGAGACTCTGATTAAGGCTCTCAACTCACTCAGCGATGAGGAGGAAGCCGAAGTACTCTCTAAACTCACTCCAGAGGCTTAATTTGAATTGATATGAAGACAATAAAGCAAGCATTGATTGATGAAATCCACTACCCTATCCCTTTAGGATTCGTGGAAAATAAGATGATAGAACGTCAGCTTAGTGGTGATGATGAATATACATTCGAGGTCGCCCAGTCCAAGGAATGGAAAGGTGTGCTTGCTGATTGTCTGTACTCTCTCATACAAGCTGTAAGCTTATCCGAGTCAGACAAGAGCATAGGAACACTATCTGACAAGGATAAGGAAAGGCTGTTAGTTCGAATAAATGCTTTATATAAAACCATCGGTGAATCCCCTGCACTGGGTCAACCGATGGTTTATATAGGAGGTTAAGATATGGCTGTATTGGATTTCGCTGCTCATACCCTAGATTACCTACACGTAAATGATGGGCATGAAGACGATAATGGAGACTATGTTCAAGGCTCAGAAGAATGGGTGGAGAACTATTGCAAGTGTGATATTGTACCTGCTGGCAAGGCAAACGTTATCACTATCCCCGATGGTTCTGCTAAGAACTATTCCTACACCATCTACAACCTTCCTAGAGCATGCAGAGATTTCGAGTACGGAGACAAAATCCGTGTAAAGCTTTTTGGAAACGAAGTGAAGGAATTTGTCGTACTTGGCTTCCATCGTTACCAACTGCAATGTAAAATATGGGTATAAAACTCTCAACCTCTCAGTCTGCGCTCAATAACTTTTTTCAGTCCGCTATGGCGATAATAAAGCAAGAAATCCTCACTGCTTATGCCAAGCTAGGAGAAGAATGTAATGCAAGGATAAGAGACCGCTCGGCAGAGGAAAGTTGGATAGACCATACAGGAAACCTACGAAGTTCCATCGGTTATGCCATCTTTGACTACGGAAGGAAACAAGTAGAATCAGCCTTCGCTTCCATAGGCAGTGGTTCTAATGGTTCACAAGAAGGAAGACAAATGATAGCTGACCTAGCCAAGGAATACTCACAGGTTTACGCATTGGTAGTAGTCGCGGCTATGAACTATGCAGACTTTGTAGAAGCTAAAGAAAATAAGGATGTGCTTGCGTCCACTGAGTTATGGGCTCGTTCTGTCGTTGATGGTAAACTAAAGCTCGCTGTGGATAAAGCTGTAAGTAGAATTAATCAGATAAGGCTATGAAATCGGATATTGATATCAAGGATGATGTGTACAACATTATCTCTTCTTCTAAATTAAAGACTGCTGTAAATGGTAGTCTTTGCAAGCGAGGAAGACCATATTATGGCACTGGTACGACTGGTAAGGAAGATATTTGCATCTCTGTGCTAGCAAATCAAACCTCGCAAATCCAAGAAGCTTTCGTGAATGTAAACATCTATGTTCAAGATCAAGCTATCACAAAGAAAGGCAATATCCAAAAGGAAGAGAACACGGCAAGGATACGTGAGTTATGTCAACTCTCTTTCTCTACCTTCGAAGCAGTTCATGGATCGGATTTCCGATTATCTATGAGCGAACAGAGGGTAATAGCTTGCGAGGGCACAAGTGAGCACATCATTAATAACAAATTATTGTATCAAACTATAAACGATTAAGATTATGTCAGTAATAACATGGGGAAAACCATCCATCTATGTTCGTGACCTTAGTGTTGCAACCAACAACTGGAAGAAGCTTGATACTCCAAAGGAGGACACTACTCAGTTGAACCCTACCAAGGGTGATACAACAGAAGCTAAGGAGGAAGGTGGGGGTATTGTAGATTCCAAGACAGCTAAGTCCACCTACGAACTCGTTTATCAAGAGTTCATCAAGAAGGGCTTACCTCAGCCTTTCCATACCATTGATGGACTTATCGAAGGAAACTACGCTATCGCTGTTCAGCCGGAAGATGCAGAGAACCCTGGCTGCTATATCGGCAAGTCAACCGTAAGCGTGGAGGAGTCATATTCTTCAGCGGATGGTGCTTTGATGCAGTACACCCACAAGGCTCTTGTGCCAGAGGGTGACGAAGTAGCAAAGACCACCAACAAGAAGGGTGAGACCGTATATTGTCAGTTCCGTTGGCGCATCATCACAGCCAAGAAGGCTAATGGAAAGGCAGACGAATACGTTCTTACATTCAAGCATCCTGCAGGTGCTACAGACACAGAAACGGAAGTAACCGTTCCAACAAACGGACAGGTCGAAGGTGAACCTTAAAGCAATATGTTGATTCCTTTTCACCCTTCTGCCGATTGAGGGTTATCAGTCGGCAATCTACCCAAGTAGCTCAGTTGGTTAGAGCGAGACCAAAGTCCGTCACATGAAATCCAGTTGGTCTTTAAAATGCTGGTTGAAAGACGCAGGTTCGAGTCCTGTCTTGGGTGCTAACAAATTTATTGGCTTATGAAGAATGACATCGAAATTGGTACTAAGATAGCCATGGTGTTAACAGATACTCCTCTAGGCATACAGGTAGGTAGAAGGCATTTGTTTATCTACCCTCAGACTTTAGGCAAGATGTATTTGACTGCTCCATTGATTAAGCAGCTAGGCATCAAAGATGATAACTTAAAGCTGAATCCCCTCATTGAAGCACTCCGTGTAGTAGAGGAGAATCGAAGCATTTGTTGTAAGCTAATAGCCTACCACACTCTTCAGAAGAAATCCGATATGCTCAGTTCACGCATATTAAAGGCAAGGGAAAACATCATCTTCAAGTTCTGTGATAACGATGACATAGCAACCCTTCTCATCACCATACTCTCAGACAACAAGCTTCACGACATCATCACGGAATGTGGGATAGACAAGGAAGCGGAGCGTATGGAGAAGATAAACCAAGCCAAAGACTCCAGTAATCAGTATATCTTTGGTGGAAGAACCATTTGGGGCTCCCTCATTGACGCAGCTTGCGAGAGATACAAGTGGACCCTTGACTATGTTCTGTGGGAAATCTCATACAACAACCTCACGCTTATGATGAAGGATAAGATAACTTCCATCTATCTATCCGATGAGGAAAGAAAGAAGTCTCACATTCCATCAGCAACAGAAAAGGTCTTCAGCGGAGATAACAAAGAGGACATCATGGAGCTGATCAGACAGAGCGAAGAGAATCCAATTTAACCTCCAACACTAACAAGAAAAAAGTAAAGAATAAAGGTTTGGGTGAGGAGGTGCACTTTTACGTAATTGACAGAATAAAAAAATGGCAAGTATCAAGTTTGACATAACAGGTGACAATTCATCCGTACTGAAAGCCTTTCGAGGGGTGCAGGATGGAGTATCACAGACAGCAAGAGTAGTCGAGCAGCAGGGTCAGAGCATTGAGAATGTTTTCAATCGCATCAAGTCTGTTGCATCGTTGGCTTTCGCTGGCTTTACGGCAAAGGAAATCATCAGCACACTGGGTACTGTCCGAGGAGAGTTTCAGCAGTTTGAGATTGCTTTCGAAACCATGCTCGGTAGTGGGCAGAAGGCAAAGGGAATGATTTCGGACCTCGCCAACCTTGCTGCTACTACACCTTTTGACATGAAGAGTGTGGTGAATGGCGCAAAGCAACTCCTTGCATACGGATTTGCAGCCAACGAGATTACCGATACCATGAGAAGGCTCGGTGACGTATCTGCAGGATTGGGATTGAACCTGCAAGACCTCACATGGCTCTATGGTACCACGATGGTACAAGGTCGATTGTTCACAAGAGACTTGATGCAATTTACAGGTCGCGGTATTCCTTTGACAGAGGAGTTAGCCAAGCAGTTCGGAGTTACCAAGGATAAGGTTTCGGAATTGGTAAGCGCAGGTAAGGTTGGTTTCCCAGAAGTCAAGAAGGCTATCGAAAGTCTTACCAATGAAGGCGGCAAGTTCGGTGGATTGATGGAAAAGCAATCTCACTCTATTACGGGTCAGATAAGCAATATCCAAGATTCCATCGAAATGGCTATCAATGACCTCGGCACACAGACCGAAGGCTTGATGAATGATGCTTTGGATATCACATCTAAGGTTATCGACCATTGGAAGGAGATAGGTGAGGTTATCCTTGCAGCCGCATCTGCCATCGGTCTTTATAAGGCAATGGCAGTTAGTATAGCAGCCTTTGACACAGCAACAACAAATGCAGGATATGCAGCCGAGTTGTCAGCTCTTGAATCTTTGCTCCCTATGAAGGAAGAAGCGAAGAAGACAGACCTTGAAGAAGCAGTAGCCAAAGGTCAATTATCAGCAGCACAGGCAGAGCTGGTAGCATCTAAGCGTGAAGAGGTCGCGGCTTACGTTGCCGAACTACAGGCGCAGGCAAAAGCAAAGGCAGACGCAGCCACCGCAGCCGCAGAGGAAGTGAAGGCATTGGAGAACAAACTTGCAATGCAGGACAACGAGGTTCAATCACTCCAAGATGCTTACGATGCTCTGCAATCCTATACAGATGGGCAGGAGGTAGAGACAGCAGAAATCAAACTCAACACTGCCGTTAACGAAAGGAACACCACCGCAAAGCAACTCAATACGGCTAGAGAAACCGCTGCAACCGCAGCCACAGAAGCAAATACGGCAGCCAATACGGCTAACACCGCAGCCCAAGGTTTGAATACCGCAGCTAACGAAAGAGACACTGCAGCCAAAGGAATAGGGGCACAGGTCACACTTCTCTGCAAAAAGGCACAGGACGCATGGAATGAATCTATGTTCTCCAGTCCTTTGTTTTGGATAGCTGCCACCATCGCAGCAGTAACCTATGCCGTATACAAGTTAGCAACAGCAGAGACGGCACATGAAACGGCAGTAAGGAAATCCAATGAAGCATGGGATGAGTTTGATAACAAGGTCAAGGAACGTCAGCAGAATATCGAAAGCCTTATCAGAACTATTCAGTCTGAGACAGCTACAGAATACGAGAAGGCAGAAGCTTACCAAAAACTCTCCAACCTCGCACCTCAGTTAACGGAGCAATACTCACAAGCTCAACTTGCATCTGCCGACTTTGCTAAGACGCAGAAGGAAGTTGCCGAGAGCATAGATGAGTTAAAGTATGACAAGGCTGTTGAGGAAGTAGAGACGTATCGTCAAAAAATAGAAAGTCTCAACAAGCAGCTACATGATGATGCAGCATACAATGGTGGAAGACAATCGTCGATACTCGGAGGTCAGCTTCAACAGGCACAAGAAGACCTCGATCAGGCGGAAGAAAAACTTTCCAACATCATCCAACTTCGAGACCAAGCAGCTGAGAATGCAAAACCTATCGAGGTTCGCTTGCAAGAAGCGCAGGAGAACGAAAGTGTACGCCAAGAAATCTTTGACTTCTATGATGAAGCTATGACACTTGCTAATGACTGGCAAGCAGCCAACGAAACCATCAACTACGCCACAGGTGAGAGTAGACTGGATGCATTCATCAATAAGGCTCAGAAAGAGATAGCAGGTCTTCGTGAAGACATTAAAAAGAATCCTGCTGATCTGAATCTCCGCATGCAGGAGTCTGAGAAAACAAAGGTTCTGAATAACCTCTTAGCTATGAAGAGGAATTGGGCGGTCACTGGCGCAACGACAATACCTTTGATTTTTAGGGCTCAATGGAACACCGCCAAACAATCCCTCAACCAATCCAAAAAAAAGGCACAAGCGTTGGCTAACACAGGTTCTACGGAAACCTATCAGCAAGCTTACAACAGGGCGCAGCGTGAATACAACGCAGCCAAGAAGAAGGTTGCTGCTATGGAGAGAAATAAGAGCAAATACACCGCCACTCAATACGAAACTGCCATACAAAACTTGAAGGCAAAAAAGGATGCCTACTCGAAGCTAGGTGGTGATGTAAGCGGAAGGACAGCAAAAGCGGCAGTTACAGCTCGTAAGACTCGCATTAAGGAAGAAAACAAGACTATCAAAGCCCAAGAGGAGTTAAATAACCGCTTGAAGGCTTTGCAGCAGAAAAATACAGATGAAACTATCTCCCTCATGCAGGAAGGCACGGAGAAGAAGATTGCTGAAATCAAGAACGACTATGCCAAGCGCAAAGCCGAGATTGACAAGCAGGAAGCCGAGTTCAAGAAGAAAAACAAGGAAGCTGGAAAGAAAGTAACCCTTACCTCTGCTCAGTCCGATGCCCTCAATAAGGCAAGAGACCTCGCTACCCAAGAGTATAACAAGAAGCTTGATGAGGTCAATAGGGAAGCCCTCACCTCTATGCGTGACTACTTGAAGGAGTATGGTTCTCTCTATCAGCAGAAGCAAGCCATTGCCGAGGAGTATGAAGAGAAGATTGCCAAGGCTCAGACGCAGGGCGAAAAGCTCACTCTTCAGCAGCAGAGAAAGAAAGACCTCCAGACCATCGAGATAAATGCTATCAGACAGAACATCGATTGGGGAAGCATCTTCGGAGACTTCGGTGCTATGTTCAAGGACCAACTGGAGCCAACAATAAAGAAGTTGCAAGAGCTCTCCAAGAGCACAACAGATGTTAATGAGCAGAAGACCATACAGGAACTTATCTCTAAGCTACAAGGCTCTGCCACCATCTGGAATAGTGACATCTTCAAGAAGGTTTCGGACGACATCAACTCCTATCAGTCAGCCATGCAGGGCTACATTGATGCACAGGAGCGAGAGATTGAAGCCACGAAAGCCGTCACCAAGGCGCAGGAAGACCTCGCCAAGGCTAAGAAGAGCGGTGACAAGACAAGTATCAGCAAGGCAGAAAGTAACCTCTCTATAGCTCAGGGCGCCCTTACTACCGCATCCAATGAAGTGTTGACATTCGGTTCCTCCGTACAGAAGGCAACCTCTGATTTGCAAACATCTGCGCAGAAGGCTGCCTCTCAGTTTCAACAGCTTGAAGAGGGATTGCAAGGTCTTACATCGGGTTCGCTCAAAGGAATTGGAAACTCAGTCCTTGGTCTTGATAAGCTTTTCGGTGGTACTATGCAGAAGGACGTTGCCAACACGCTTGCAAAGGGCATACAAGGATTACTCGGCAAGGATAGCGATGCAGCAAAGACTTTGACCAAAGCTTTAGGTGATAGCGGTTTGGCAGGCGAAATAATCTCCGCTATTCTTGGCATCCTCGATATACTGAAAGATGGCTTCGGCACACTTATAAGCAATCTCATCGATACCGTATTGGGTGCTGTAACAGGTATTCTCGATGATGTTTTGTCGGGTGACCTTATTATGAAGCCATTGAAGAGTATTGGAAAGAACACTTACCATCTTTTGAATACATTATCGTTCGGAGGTTTCAATAGCTTGTTTGGAGGTAACGGCAAAAAGGTACAAAGCGCTATCGATAATCTAACGTCCTCGAATGAGCGATTACAGAAGTCCATAGATAAGCTGAAGGACACAATGGCAGGAACGTATGGCAAGGAGTCCACCAACGCTTACAAGGAAGCTATCAGACAGCAACAGACCTATAACAGCAATGTTATGGAGATTGCGAAGCAACAGATGAGTTATTGGGGCAGTCATAAATCTTGGAATCATTACTGGAGTGGATTTAACGATGAGCAGATGAAGTTGATAAGGGAAAACGTAAAGAGCGACTTCAATGGCGATTTAACCTCCCTTACTCCAGAAGAGATGAAGAAACTGCTTTCCTATCAAGAGCTGGTTGATAAGATCAGAGGAACAGGTAAGCACTACAAGGGACGTTCTGCTTACGGAGAGGCGGTTCTTGACAAACTTGAAGATTATGCCGACCTTGCAGGTAATCTTGATGAACTGTCCGAGCAATGGCGCGAGTCTATTACTCAGATTTCCTTTGAAGGAATGAGGGATAACTTCATCAGCAACCTCATGGATATGAAGAAAGACTACAAAGACTTCGCGGACGATTTTGCCGAAGATGTTCAGAAATCTCTCCTTTCCTACGATATGGAAGACCTCATTAATGGTAAATTAAAGAAGCTATATGAGGATTGGGCCCAGGCTGTAGATGATGCGAATGGAGACCCTTCTAAATTCGATATAGAGGAGTTTCAAAAGCGCTATGATGAGATTGTCAAGGAAGGAATAAAGAGGCGTGATGAGTGGGCGAAGGTAACAGGCTATACAGGTTCTTCATCCTCATCACAGACCGCAACAAGCGGAGGATGGGCATCTATGGGGCAAGATACCGGAGACGAGCTGAATGGTCGCTTCACGGCTCTACAGATTGCAGGAGAGTCCATAGCTCAGAACATGACTACCACCATATCACAGATGGAGAGCATCGTTACACTCGGAATCTCAACCAATGGCGCAGTATTAGAGATTAGAAACATGATGATCATGACAAACAGCTACCTCGAAGACATCGTGAAGTATTCAAAGCTCACCTATAATGACTTCGGAACAAAGCTGGATGACATGATCAGAAGATTAAAGGATATTTGACCTCTATAGGCTTTTCGCTTGTCAACCCTTACAACTATACCAAACAATAGCAAAAGCGGCTCACAGCGAAGCCTATGAGGTTATTTAATGATTAAATAGTTATGCTTAATGGTCAACTTTATATAAATGGTAATGATGCCTACCTTACATGGGGCATAATCTTAGATGAAACCGCCCTAAGTGCGCTCATGACCCCTGCACCAAACAAGGAGTTCATCAGTAACAAGTATCGCTCAAAGGACGGCAAGTCGGTTATCAAGCACAATCCAAGACTGGATGAGAGGGAGATAACGCTGGCATTCAATATGACCGCCAAAGACTCAGATACGTTTATGACGAACTATGCCAGGTTCTGCGAGGATGTTCTTGCCAAGGGAGAGTTAGTTATCCGCACCCGATTTCAGCCTAATGTGTGGTATCGGTGCATCTATCTCTCCTGCACACAGTTCAGTCAGTTCATTCGGGAAATGGCAAAGTTCAGCCTAAAGCTCAACGAGCCAGACCCAAGTGACAGAAGTGAAACAAGTAAATATATACAAGCTAATGATTCAGATTAAGAGAAACAACAAGGTATTCTTCACATTAGAGGACTTCGGTGAGGGTTCTAAGCTGTCATATCAGCTTATGGACCACCACTACATCATCTTGAAGTTCACTACGGCTACCCCTATCTATTTCGAGATTGGGGACTCCGTAGAGATTCCCGACTTTGGCTACTTTGAACTTACATCGTCATACTTCCCTAAGCACAACGATAGTGATGGCTACGACTACGAAATGCAGATGGATGCCTACTATATGTCTTGGAAGAATAAGATTTGCAAGTATCGCCCTCAGCACGGAGCCAACGAGACCTCCTTCAAGCTCACCACAACGGTAGGCGTACACATGAACGTTATACTCGGCAACCTAAAGGCGCTAGGTCTTACGTACAATGGCAAGGAGTTCTCTGCTGACTACACTACATACAACAACAAAGCTTTCGATGTTCAGAAGAGATTCTTGATAGAGTACGGTTCAATCAGTATTCTTGATGCGCTCAACTCCATCTGTTCCGAAGATGCGCTCAACTGCGAGTGGTGGATAGATGGCTCTATTATATACCTTGGATATTGCGAAATGGAAGGGCAGACAACATTCGAACAGGATGCTAATGTTCTGTCTATGTCCTATTCGGAATCTAAGTCAACTTATATTACGAGACTGTACGCATTCGGCTCAGATAGGAATATCCCGAAAGGGTATTTCACTGGTGCCGATGCGGACGTCACCACCGATGGCGTAGCTACCGATTACCTCATGCTCCCTAACAAGGAAGTTGATAGTGACGGTTTCTACGCCAAGGATGGCTACATAGAGAACGTGAATGTTGTGAAGAATGATAAGCAGGCTATCGAAGGTGTCGTGATGTTTGAGGACGAATATCCAAAGGTAGAAAGTGCAGTCAGCAGTATCAAGACATATGATAGCACCGTTGATAACGAAGATGGAACGAAGACTACACAGACATTTTGGCAGGTCACTTCTACAGACTCTTTCACTAAAAGCTTCAAGGAGAGTTGGATAAAGAGTAACCTTACTTTAGGCATCAAGTTCACTAGCGGTGCTCTCATGGGTATGGTGTTCGATGTTAGTTTCAAAGTCATTGACAAGGTTAACTACTTTGAGATTGTTGCTAATGACACTTACGGAAGAACTCTCCCCGATGGTGTCATGTGTCCGAAGGTTGGTGATAAGTACTTTCTGTTCAACTGGGATGCAACCAAGATTACAGATACGGACCTCATCCCTACCGCTCAGTTATCTCTGTTCGATAGAGCGAAGCAGTACTATCAGAAGACTATGATCAGTAACGCAAACTTCACATGCACGATGGATGGCGATAAGTTCTATAATAATGGGACATACGATTATCATCCTCTCGGTGAACAAGTAAAGCTGATTAATGATATGTTTGCGCAGGTTGATGCTAAAGGCAAGCACTACCGAAACTCTCGTATCATCGGCATGGAGATACCTTTGGATATACCTTATGACCATCCCCAATACATAGTTGGTGAAAAAGCAGCAACAAGTCGATTAGGGAAGCTGGAAGATAAGGTTGACTCTATCACGGTAAACGGCATTCAGATAAGTGGTGGCAATGGTGGTGGTGGCGTCTATGTAATAGGCATGAACGACTCAACACCTCCTACAGACAGTAATGTTCTATCAGCAAGAAAGACTATCCTTAGTTTCTTGTCAAAGCTACACAACGACACCGCACAAGGCGTGATTACTTTCATCAAAGGACTGGTGAGCGAGGCTTTGGTGAAGCTGAACAGAGGTGCTTACTTTGGTAAAGGCGGTGCGCTGATAGACGAGGCAGGACATGCAATCTTAGAGTCGTTGCAGTCCATCGACTACGACAACGAAGCAGAGCAGGGTTTCGCTGTCAAGAAAGAAAACGGAAAATATCACGCCTTTGTTACGAACCTTACCATTTGGGGAAAGGCTATCTTTAACCAACTGGATGTAAGAAAACTGTCGTATGCTGGCGGTAATGTGTACCTTTCGGGCGCAGGAAGTAAGATAGTGAAGGTTGTGCCTGTAATATGGGAAAGCGAAAGTAGTGAATGGCATGAAACTACTGTAGACATGTGCGAAGGCTGGCTCTGTTATCTTCTTGCTGACGACGGAACTACGGCTACACAGAACCTGTGGAGAGAGGGCGACCAAGTGAGGTGCAAGACCATCGGAACGCTGGCTACTGGAACTACGAACGCAAGCAACAAGAGCTACTGGCGAACAATCCCTGAGCACGGCGTATCACAAAGGAACGAGAAGATATATGACGGATATGGCAACGAGCTGTATGGAGGACAGATGTTCTCATGGATAGTAATCGGCAAGCACTCTTTGTCGTTAGACTCGATGACTGAGGAGTTTGCAACGGCAGAGATAGGTGGTATTCCTGAAGCAGGAGATACTATTGTGCTTGATGGTTCAAGGAGTGACACGACAAGGCAAGGTGTGCTGATACTGGAGAGTACTGGCGATAATACACCTCGCATCGTAGGTTTCAAGGGTGTGGACAGATATACACACGAGGGCAAGGAGGTATTCGTGCTTTCGCCTGACAAGATAAGGCTTAATAGCGGTATCTTTGAGTGGGTATCTTCGACTGGGGATGCTATGCACATGGTGAACTACAGAGGCGAGTGGAAAGAAGGAAGCTATGCCTACTACGACCAAGTGAACCATAACAACGCCCTGTGGACCTGTATTAACGAGAGTGGTACAAGCCAAGAGCCTTCGGACGCAAGCAGCGACTGGCAGAAAGTGCTGTCGGGAGAGAAAGGCGACAAAGGTGACAAAGGCGAAAAGGGAGATAGAGGTGACGAAGGACCACAAGGGCCTAAAGGAGAAACAGGTGCGCAGGGCGAAACGGGTGCACAAGGACCGCAGGGAGAAAAAGGAGAACAAGGTACTCCTGGTGTGAACGGAAATGACGGAGTGAGCATACTTCTCGTACAGCCCATCGTGCTCGACACTAACGATGACGGCATCGTGTCGGACACCACGGCAGAAGGACGAGTAAAGGTGATGAGAGGTGGCGAGAATGTTACTAACGAGTGCTCAGACGTAAGGGTGAGCTATATGCAGAACTGTACGGCTGCGGCAAGTTTGGCTACAGGATATATCAAGGTGAAGCTCAACTCTGTGAACACTACCACTCTTGCGAGCGGAGACAAGGTGTCGGTGAGCGAGGGTTTTATCACAATCGCATTCTCTCTCGGAGGGAAGAGCTACAGTACACAGGTTCCATTCTCGGTGAACGTGTCGAAGTATATGGGTAGTGTAAAGGCTACGGCAAAGCAGTATCAGTCGCAATTTGAGAAATTGGAAAACGACCTCAAAAGAAGCAATCCTACCATTCTCAACGCCTACACATCTACTATCAAGCAGACAGCAAAGGAGATTACTCTCAGTGTGACTCAGAGCCAGCAAGGACGGCATAACCTACTGCGAGATACGGCGCTGACAAGGAAGGGTGATATATATTATTCGGACGGCCTCTTTCAGCCTACGATAACACAGGGCGTGAACGGCCATAATGCCATCCGCTTCTCGGTGACTGGTGACGGAACGCCTCAGTACAAGGGTCTGTTCTGGGGACTAGGCATCAACGGCATCGCTGTGAAGAAGAATACCGATTATACATTTTCCGCATGGATAAAGTGCGACACGAAGGACTTACAGGTTCATTCGGAGGTGTTCAAGATGGCTGCGCTGAATAGCGATAGAGGGGATAGGATTACTGCCACCTCGGGTAACATGCAGTGGCTGACGAAGGAGAACGAGGTGAACCAGTGGAGGCAGGTGAACTACACTTTCAACTCGGGCGACGCAGAGTTTATCGAGGTGAATATCTTTGTCTACAACGGCATAACTGTGGACGGAACATTTAGCTATACTGCCTCGGGCAACGGATGGATATGTATGCCAATGCTTGAGGAGGGGAGCGAGTACACAGGCTGGACTCCTGCGGAAACGGACTACGACTACCTTGGCGGCAATATGCTCGATGATACGAGGACGCTTGTTGCGAGCGGACAGTTGAGCAACCTTTATACGGCCAACGAGGTGGCACAGGATACCTACGAGGGTGCGTATGCTGTAGTTCACGGAAAGGCAGACAGCAGTAACAATAATATGTGTGACTTCCTGAGATTCAACGGAGAGAACGGAAGGATTCTTAACTTCGAGCTGAGGAAGAATTATGTATTCTCGTTCCTTGCGAAGGGAAGCGGAACTCTGAGAACACACCTATACAAGGACAGCGTTCACGTGAACATCTATGCAGAGAACAGCCAAGGGAGCGTGAGAGAGAACGTGGCCGACGGAGCATCGAACTTTACACTGACGAGCGAATGGAAGCGATACTGGGTACACTGGCGTATAGACCCTTATACGGGTGTTGGCGAAACTGTGTTACCTCAGTCGGTACTGCTGCGAGCTGTTGACGGCTGTGAGGCTTGGGTGGCTAAGCCGAAGTTGGAGGAAGGTGCGCAAATGACGGAGTACACAGAGAAAAAGACCGACCTCATAGATAAGTCGACAGCCAAGGCCGCAGGACTGGAAATCACGGCAGATGGTGTGGAGCTGTATGGCGACAAGGTGAAGGTGAAGAACAACGGCAAGACGGCCGCAATGTTCACCGACGGAAAGCTCAATGCCGACTTGATAGATGCAAATACTATCAATGTGCACCATGTATGGGCAAAGGATAAAAATAACCAAAACACCCTTGCTCATTTCGGAAACTACGACATAGACGAGGCAAAGGATGAAGACGGAAAGCAATATCCTCTCTGGGTAGGTTCGTCGACAGCCGCCGACTCTCCGTTCCGTGTCTCTAAGGATGGCTACATGTATGCCGACAAGGGTGCTTTCGGTGTGAGATATTACGTAGATGAGGACAGTGGTACACGAAAGAAGTTCGGACGGTTCGAGATAACGGGCGAAGGTCTGTCGAGTGGTGCTTTATTCAAGGAAGACAGCATGATGTTGACAGATACTCGTTTTCAGCTGATCAAGGCAGAGGGACGGAGTGCTATATTCATCGACACGGACCAGACCCTCGCTGTTCCTGGCCCTGGAACTTACCTCAGTGCGAAGATGAGGGTAGATGCCATCGATACAACTGACGGCTACCATAGCAACGTGTGCTACTTTGCGGAAGCGAAGAACGGCGTGCAGAACTATGCGCTGCGCGGTATTGGTGACGTATCGGTCAACGGTGGAGTATACGGATATAAGTACACGATGATAAATATGACTACCAAGAATGTATTCCTTGATAATACAGGTTCGTTTAGAGGAACTACTTATAAAGAAGTGCAGAAAATAGATTCGCTTACCCTGATAGTCAGCTCGAAAAATTATCTTGCGCTTGCGCTGCCCACTCTCGGGACGATCAAGCAGATACTGTTCGGTTCGCAGTATGTCGATGACAAGTTCTGCGTAAGGCTTACAATCGTGATGGATATTGGCAGCGAGTCCATCGCCATGAGAGGAAGATGCACAACAAAAGACGGCGCAAATGTGGCGCAATGGAACATTAAAGACCTCCCGCTTATTACACACTGGAACGGTGGCTATTGGGCTGATTTTGATATGGCAGCAGGAGACTCTTATGAATTTCTGTTGACGTATAACCCCGACAAGTCTTACACACTCGAAGGTTTTACACAGCCATATCTTGCGAGAATAATTAACAGACAGTACTAATTAAAACATATAGCTATATGAAGAAAATCGTTAAAGGAAATGACTTCACGCTGAAGATACCAGTGATGAAGATGGTGGAGGGGCAAGCAAAGGCTTTCCCTCTGCCAGCCTGTACGGACGTGGTGGTACAGGTGTGCAATCAGTTCAAGCGCATCCCTCTTGCGTTTGATATTGATATAAAGGAGGATAATGTACTCCTTGCGAGAGTAGAGGGTGACAAGATGAGCCTCGGCACGTATGCTATCGAGGTGAAGGGTAAGATATTCGGCAACGACTGGCGAAGCAACGAATATCCTCAATTCGCTATTGTAGCCAACAATGCCGATGCCGACACTGAGTTTGGTGAGACTGATGAGGGAGACAACAGCGTGGAAATGGACACCGCTATGGTTATCCTGCCTCCGAGCGTGGAATTGTCAGACCTTATTTCAGACACAAATGAGGCGTTAGGAAAGGTTGATGGTGCGGTAAACAAGACGGAGGAAGCCGTAAAAAAAGCCAACGATGCCGTAAGTCAGGTAAACGGAGCTCTGAAAAAAGTTCAAAACGTAGATATTGATGTTGACGGCACAAACTTGAATATTACTCGTCCGAGTGGTGAGAAAAAGGAATTTGACCTCATGCAACTCAAAGGTGACAAGGGAGAGCGTGGTGAGCAAGGTATGAAGGGTGATACTGGAGCGCAGGGAGAACAAGGTCCTCAAGGACAAAAGGGCGACCCATTCACTTACGATGACTTTACAGAAGCAGAAATCAAGGAGTTGCAGAAGCCAGCTACCGAGGCTGCTACCAAGGCACAGGAGATATTTAAAAAGGCAGAGACTGCCACGACAGGAGCAGAGACCTGTAATGTGGAGCTGTCAGGCTCAACAATATCTGTGACAAACCGAAATGGAGAAACCAAGTCGGTAGATGTTATCAATACTGATGAGGAGGTGACTGTTACTATCGCATCTTCTGTTGACTCTATCAAGGTGGCTGGTATCAAGATTAATGTATTCTTGAACAACGGCAAGACACCACAAACTTATACTACCAACGCAGAGGGTAAAGCTACATTCACTGTTGCCCGAGGAAACTATTACCAAGTCGTCTTTCCAGAATACGGCAATGCGCAGCCTATCGCTCCTCAAGGTTATACTGCTGTGCTGGGCAGTCGCAATATGAATGTGGAATATCTGCCTTACGATGAGGACAGTATGGAGAAGGTAATCATCACTGCTACCAAGTATGTTGAGAACGTAGGCACAGCTTGGGAGGGTATTCCTGTTATTGTGACAGTCGACAAGAAGGCTACTACCTATCAGACAGATGAAAAAGGCCAGGTGACAGTGTTCGTTCCATACAAGAAGGAGTACACAGTCGTCATTAACGACCAAGATGGCTACAATGTCAGCTTCAACAAGAACTCAAGAACCTACACAGCAAGTGTTCCTCAGAGACTTATCGACTACAGATTCTACCAGTTCAAGGCAGGTATCTTTGTCGTTGATGCGAATAAAAACGAATATTACATCGAAGACTGGGTGACAGCAGGCAAAAACGCTGATGATGCAGTAGCTATCAAGGTGGCAGACGCTTCGCTTTCTATCAATCATGGTACTTTCTGTATTCGCACAAGCGATATTAAGAATGTGTCAAAACTGATAAGTACGTCGTGGTGTACGCAGAACTTGCAGTTCAATTCTATTGCTCTGAACGGAAATAACGTGAATGATGCAAATTACTATAACGGAGAATCATCCTCATTTCTTATCAGGCAGGAGGCTCAGGAGCGTAGCTTGTCTGTGCCAGCCTTTGATTATGCGTATGGTCAGATATTCAACCTTGGCGGTGAGGATTTACATGGATTTGTCATGTCGGTTGGTCAGGAATACGTACACATAGCCAATATAGATATTATCAAACAGGTGTTGGAAACCCTGTATGGTGAGACGGTTGCGACAGACTACTACAACTTTGTAATGACAAACCAAAAACAAAGGTGGACTTCTACTCAGTTTAACGAAGTTAAAGTTTTTTACGCCAGTACTACTGTAGATAGTTTTTACGGTATCAGGACAAACGCGAGAAATGTTCTGCCAGTTTTCGCTTGTTAATCACTTTATCTATTTAAAATACACTCCTATCTCTATGTAAGTAGCGAGTAAGCAAGGATTTAGTGGATAGACACAAATATAAATAGTAATTGTAAACAAAATTAAGTTATGGAAAAGATTAATTTTATCAAGACCTTTATCCCTGAAGGTCGTTATAGACAAAAGTATGAGTACGGAGATATGGTGGTATATCACATCAATGCCGAGTTTAACAAAGAGATGAACGCTTATGAGTGCTACGAATGTACTCTGCCGAAAGCTAATTTCGATGAAGCCAAAGTAAAATCTGCATTTGCGCAATTCTCTGCAAAGATGGATGCCTTGAAACTCGAAGAAGCCAAGTCTGAAAAGATAGCAGAGATTACAGCCTACGATACCTCAGATAAGGTTAACGGATTTGTGTTGAATGGACTGCTGGTGTGGCTCGACAAGGCAACACGTGTAGGACTAATGAACTCTACTACTATCGCCAAGGCGGCAGGGCAGCAAACGACAACTCTGTGGCTTAAAGGCATCAAACTGGTTGTGGATTGTGATAAGGCCATCCAGTTGCTCTCTGCGCTTGAGATGTACGCCCTGGAATGCTTTAATGTGACAGCAAGCCACAAGGCGGCAGTAGGAGAGCTGAGGACCATCGGGGAGGTGGAAGATTATGACTACAAGACAGGCTACCCAAAGATGCTTGAAATGAATGTGTAACTAATTAAAATGAAAAGATTATGTATATACTAAGTGTTATTTCTTTCCTCTTACTTGGAGGATTTCTGCTTCTCGCAGCCATGCGCTTTGGCGTTCCTGCGATGGTAAGCGATGTGTATTATCAGCTACAGGAATGTACTGGTAGCGAGGTGATTGGCGATAAGCGCAAGCGAAACTATGGATGGGTATTCACGGCCGTTATGGTTACGTGTGCGGTACTGATGATGGTGTGCATGCTCGACTCGGGTAGGGGCATCCAGTGCCTCGCCTTTATAGGCTGTGGAGGACTGATGTTTGTAGGTGCTGTACCAAATTATCTTGATGCCGATGCCTACCCTATTCATAAAGGAGGGGCTATTGTAGCTGCGGCAGGGTGCGTTGGCTGGTGTATGTCGGTGTGCTGGGTTCCGACGGCTGTAATAGCTCTTATCTATCTGTTGCTCGTAAGCTGTTCGGACGATGACGAAAGATATAAGCCTGTGTGGTATATGGCAGAGGTGGCAGGGTTCTTGGACGTGTTTTTGACCTACTGGGTAACAGATTGGTAGTAAAATACCGTTATTGGTAACAATATGATGGTTTAGCAAAGTTTAACGCTAATAATATTGCATTTTTCTTGCGTTATTACAACAGAAGTGTAACTTTGCAACCATCTTATTTTGAATCTTAAAACCGAAAATTATGAATAAAGAAGACGAAGGCGACCTATTAAGGTGGTTGCAAGGTAAAGATGTCAGCGAGGTGATGAACTTGCTGATGAAACATGGTAACAGATATTCACGGAGAATTTTGAAGTTCTTTTGCTGGTTCTGCAAATATTTTCCGATAATCATTATGTGCTTTCACGCATACGGAATGTGGGATTTTAGTCAGCATCCAAGGGAAATGTTCATAACAAACAATGAGAATTTCCCCTGCTATTTATTCATCTACTTTATGGTTTATATTTTGCCAATGGTTTTGATATTAGCAAGCAGATTCTTTTTTCTTTGTTGGAGATATAGAATACCATTTTTCTACTTCTTCGGCATCAACGCTGCCCATATTGTAGAGTGGAGTTGGTACACAACTCAAGATATGATTGATTCGTGCTTCACTGTCATGATAGTAACGGCAATGTTTTATATATACGGATTCTGTGACATGTTTATCAGCAAAACCAAGTTAGGACGAAAAATCTGTGCGTGATATGGGAAAGATATTGAATTATAAGATACTCGGAACAGCTTTAAAGTCTCTAAGTGACGCTTGCTTTAAGGCTGATGAGCAGCAGAGGAATGGTGAGAAAATTACCGCTTGCGGAATGAGTGATGAGGACTTGGATAGACTGTGTGACATCATCCCAGATATGCTTAACCCTATGATGAGCACCGAGGAAGTCAAGGAAAAGCTTCACGTTTCTGAAGCTACACTCAATCGTATGGTTGCAAAGGGTGTCATTCCGAATGGTGAATGCAAGAAGCGAGGACATACGAGATATTTTAAGAAGTGGGATATTCTTCACTATATTAAGAGTAAGAGAAAATCATAACGTATTAAGCCCTACGCAGCACGGATAAGCGAGTATGTATGAGTATTATGGACTTTGTGTTTCAGACTTTGATTATAGTAGCAATGATAGTCGTCATTAATTGCACGTTCATTGCATACCTATACATTACGCATGAGTACGAGAAGGTCGATAAGTTCTTCCTGTCTTGGGTAACGATGTCAACTATGATATTGACAATGTGGCTCGGAGTTGGACTGTATCTGTATCTTCTAAATATTTCTTAGGAGTAGAGTAAGAGAGGTAAGTGATTGCCTCTCTTTTTGTTTTCGGCCCTTTCCAATCTTGCAAACATTGGAAAGGATTTTAATTCCCCCGATTTCGTGGGTTTTAAAAATACAATATTTCGATAAAATTATATACAATTATATACAATATTTCGAGGAAATTATATATATGCGTTTATATGAGTGCATAAAGTTTTGCACTTTTTCGCAATAGCTATTTGATGATTAAATATTTTATTGTATATTTGCAGCGTTATTGTTTAATCATCAAATAGTTATAGTATGGCAGATAGAATTAAGGATATTGTTGTAGGCGTATTTCTTGCACTCCTCGCCTATCTTAAACCGATTGAAGGCGAGTTGTCTTCGCTTATGATCGTATTCACCCTCAACTTTATTTTCGGTTATCTTAGTGGCATGATTGCAAAAGGAGAGAACTTCGAGTTGAAGAAAGCAGTTGTGTGCATCGGTCACGCTACCGTGTTTTTCGTCCTTTGCGCAGCCGTGTATGCTATTGGGAGGTTTAAAGGACAGATGGAAGGCTCGGTTCAATGCGTATCATTTATATCTTATTTGGTTTTGTGGTTCTATGGATGCAATATTCTTAAGAACTTGAAGCTGATATTCAAAAAAGGAACTCCACCCTGGTACGTAGTCAGCTTCCTGTATTATCTTATGCGATTTAGGTTTATTGATAAGATTCCCTATCTATCAGAATATCTTAATTACGCAGAAAAGGAGGAATGATTATGGCAGATTCAGCTAAACTTGTTCCGTTTATTCTTAGTTGGGAAACGGATAAATACACGAACAGAAAAAACGATAATGGGGGACCGACAAAGTACGGAATTACCCTTGCTACCTGGAGAAAAGTCGGGTACGACAAGAATGGCGATGGTGTTCTCAACGAAGAAGACGTGAAACTCCTTACTGAGGAAGACTTCCATCGTGTCTTCAAGGAGAACTATTGGAATGCCTGCAAAGCAGACAAAATTCAAGATCAGAGTGTAGCCAACATGCTGGTAGACTTTGCTTATAATAGCGGAGTTAATAAAGCTGTAAAACATCTACAACTTGTATTAGGTATCACAGCAGATGGTATTATCGGTAATAAGACGCTGTATGCCATTAATAAATCCAATGGAGAAAGACTATTCGAAGCCTTCAAGAAAGATAGAAAAGCTTATCTAAAGAGAATCGCAGTCGGTGACCAGAAAGGTTTTCTTAAAGGATGGCTTCGCAGACTTAGCTACATTACGTATGGTAATCTAAAATTGAATAAATGATGAAATGGTATGATATTAGATTTTGGAAATGGGCAACCACTACCTTAGTGGTAGGTCTTGCGCTTGTTTCTGTCTTAGGGTGCAGCACTCCAAGAGCAGTAACTACACAAACCTTCATCACAGACAAGCAGAGTGAAAAGAAATTCGATTCCCTCTTCACTACCCGATTGTCTTATGCCTTCGAGCAATGGCAACATATCCAAAAGCGAGAAACAGAAAAAGCTACCAAAGATAGCAGCTATGTTAAAGATAGCACAGCAACTCGATATGATGCCAAAGGGAATAAGATTGGTGAAGATCGTTTTCATTACGAGAGTCACTATTTATTTGAAAAGGAACGAAGAATGCTACTTGATTCCATCAGTATGTATAAAGCATACAAAGATAGCTTTATATATTACAGAGGAAGATGTGACTCTTTATCAAAGATTGGTACCTCTCAGTTCTATAAGATTGACGCTCCTTCTATAAAAGAGAAATCTCTGTCAAGTATACAGAAGATATTCTTAAAAACGGGGCAGATGTTTTGGTTCTGCTTTATACTCATAGTTATGTACTTATTATATATATCAAGGAAGAAAAAGAAAGAATCTTAGAAAAGTTGTTTAATTAAGGTTTTGAGATTTATTTAGGATAACTAGGGCGACTACTCGTGATGAGCGGTCGCCCTTTTTGTTTGCAAAGTAAATTCTTTCGTTCTAAGAGATTCAAAAATGACGCTACCTACTATCACACCAAACTGCTGATTTAGAGCCACTAACAGAAACTATGATAGAGTTATAGCCTATATGCATACTATTTTCTAACTTTGCATTTGTAACGTTACAAATAGTGTTAGTAAATATTAAGGTTAAATTAAAAATTCGGGATATGGAAAGTAAAACTTACGTGTTCAATCCAGAGAGCGGCACAAGCGGCACAGGCTCTAATGGAATCTTGGCTATGCTTCCTGCACTCATGCAGAGACAGGGTGTTGACCCAGGTCTTATTGCACTCTTGAACAACCGTGGAAACGGAAATGGTTGGGGTGAAGACATCTTTGCTATCCTTTTGTTGTTCATACTTATGGGCAATAATGGTATGGGACTCTTCGGAGGTAATCGCTGCATGGGCTCTAACGGACAGGGCGGTGTTATGCCAATGCTTAACAATGATGCCAATACTGCCGTTATCATGCAGGCAGTTCAGCGCAATGGCTTTGACGTTCAGAGCTTGGCTACAGCCCTCAACACATCAAGTGACGCAGTTATGGCTGCAATCAATGGCTTAGGTCAGCAGATTTGCAACCTCGGCAATCAGATGGGCATGAATGCTAATCAGATTTTGACAGCTATCATGCAGGGCAACAACGCTATCGCTACCCAGTTGGCAGAATGCTGCTGCAAGACCAATAACGCCATAACTGCAATGGACGGCAACCTCAAGTTGTCTATCTGTCAGCAGACTCACGCCATCAATGATACGGCAAATGCCAATGCTTTGATGCTTCGTGACAAGGCTGATGCTAACAATCAGTCTGTCTTGGCTAAGTTGGATCAGATGCAGACACAGGCTATGCAGGATAAGCTCGATGCTTTGAGAGAGAAGAACAGTGCCCTGCTTGCACAGATTTCCAATGAGCATCAGACACAGGCTTTGCAGTCTTATCAGGCTCAGGTTATCACACCAGTAAATGCAGCTTTGGCTGCGCTGCAGGCAGAGGTGGCTGGCATCAAGTGCAAGTTGCCTAATACCATCAGTGTTCAGTACCCTCAGTACGGAGTATTCAACAAGGACGTTTATACTGCTGCCGCCATGGGAGCTTATGCAGGTGATGTAGCGGCTTCTCGTTCAACTGTAGGATGCGGTTGTTAGGAAAGGAGGTAACTATGTTCCCTTTATATCCATTCAATCCATTTATTCCAATCGGTCAGAGAAACCAAATCAGACGTATTGATGTAGGCGGTATCTATGAGTTGAAGACAAATGCTCAGCAGGTCACAGATGCTAGTGTAGATTATGGTATCAATCCTTGCTACTACAATGCTTTGCCTTGCGAGTGCATCGTGCTCTTGAAGATACACCAAGGAGTTGCCGCTGCAAGTGCGACACTTCCTGTCACAATCGTAACTCCAAATAGTGGTTCGACCACTATTAACGGAACCGCCAACACTAGCGGAACTACTTCCGGCACAACAAAGGTGCCAGTTGTTGATCATGCGGGAAATGCAGTGACGGGAGCTAGCGTTTCGGGAACTACGGAGGCTTTGGCATACATCAACAAGAAGAGCGGTATTATCCGACTGCTTGGGTTTCAGCAGCCTACAGGCGGCTAACAGAGTATTAACTATGGGACAGATTGAAAAGTCTGTCCCACTAAAAGAGAAAGAAAATGTTTCAAGGACTAAGACAGTCTTCTCTCTTCTACATCTTAGACAAGGGAGGAGAAAAGCCGACTCTAAAAATCGGTCAAGTAATATCGGTCAGCAATCCTCAACAGAAATATCCTAGCTATATGCCAGGACAGACTCCGACATTGGAGACGACCGTTGATGTTAAGGTACAAGTAGAAGACCAGCAGGTCAATTTCGAAAAGCTGCCATCTACGGCACAGATAGTGAACTTCGGCAATGAAGGTGTTGTTGTCAGTGACAGCAGAGAAGCTATGTGCGCCGAGATTGATGCTATGTTGCGACATTCCAAGGGAGTCGTGGAAAGTGTGGATTACCACAATGGAGTCATAAGCTCCTGCGAGGAAATGCTTACTAGAATCAACCCGCAGATTGCCAAGGAGAAGCAGCAGGAAAAAGACATCAATAACCTCAAATCAGAGGTCAGCGGCATGAAGGGAACGCTATCCAATATTGAATCCATGCTGTCTAAGGCTTTGAGCGGTAACAATTTAAAAAAGTAATTGCTATGGGATATATGGTAGAAATTACGGAAAACAAGTTCGATGAGCTTGTTGACAACTGCGAGGATATGATTCGTGCAGGTGGCAAGGTTATGAAGTGCTTGGATAGTTTGAAGCGTGAGCGTATGGGAAACCGTATGCCGATGCCAGACTATCGTGACAAGTGGGACGATGATGATTGGCGCGACGAAGACCGCTATGGAGAGCGACGCTACTATGGTCGCCGTGGCGGCGGACGTTACTAATGTTTAATTCGGTGGTGGGGATTTCTCCCTGCCACCCTTAAAAGAAAAGCTATGGGAAAATGTAGAATGCCTTTGGATGCTTACGATATGAAGCCAGAAGGAATGATAGCATATCTGAGATATAACGGCTGGCACTTCAACAAGAAAGCTTGTGAGTGGGCAGTCAGTCAGATGAGAAAATACAACTCAGTCACCAAAAAGGATGAGGAGGTTGAATACATGGATAAGGATAAGGTTGAATCCATCCTTACAAAGCAGGGAGTTACGCTTGAAAATAATGTAGGCTATGATCATGTCTATGTGGCAAACATGGTTAAGGCTGATTTCTATAAGTCTTCCATCGAGGACGAAGCTCACATGGCTTTGTTCGTGAAAGATATGGTTGATGATACCGACCAGAAGGATGGCTTTATCTTTAACAGATTCTATGCTGATTGCAACCATAATGGTATCGGCATTCCATGGGATGATATTTTATGATAAGTCAAGAGATATATCTAGAGAAGTATGATTGGAGGATTCTTGTGTTCTACGGTTTGAAAGAAGAAGATACCGATGAGGTATGCAACTCCCTTGTGCAGATAGGCTGCACAGAAAAGGCGGTCGAAAGCGCAAGGGAGCATTGCTTGCGTGGAATGCCAAATACAGGTCTAACCTACTCCAACCTTGCCGGAAGAAAGAGCGTGGTTGCTGTCAGTAGGACCACGTCGGAATATGAGTTTGTGAATACTGTCACACACGAAATATTCCACGTTGTCACTCACATCTGCGAATCACTAGGTATTGACTTGAAAGACGAAGAGCCTTGCTATATGATGGGATGGCTCTGCCAGGCAGTTAGTAGGATATTCATTTAAAATTTAGAAATATGACGGACATTAAATTAATGGTGGATGCTGCAAGGCAGCTAAACCAAACTTGGAACGAATGCAGCAAGAATGCTGAAGAAGAAAGTACACCCGAGGTGTATAACGCTATGTGTGAGGTTGATGAAGCTGTTATCAACCTCGTTGAAAAAATCAGCCTTTGTTTAAAGGAAAAGGCAATTGTTGATATGTATGATGTATCCGAATTATCAAAAACACATAGGTCAATTATAGAGAGAAACAAGGCTTAAAGCCTTGTAAAACAAATTTACCAAACTTCAGTGGTGTTCTATAAACAACTGACAGCCAATTAGTTGCCATTTTAGTTATAGTTAACGCCATTGAAGTTTAGTTAAGTTAATCAAAAGTTAAATATTTATTTTAAGCCTTTCTAAGCCCCTATTTTTTCTTCTTCATATATCTATACCAATTTTTCAAATTAGCCCAACAAGCAAGAAATCAACTATTTAAAATAAATCTAAATTATATTGTAATTATTTTTTTGTATTCAGAATATAATCTATTACTTTCCTGTTTGCGTTATCTATCTTTTGCTGATTGAAATTGATGTAAACCTGTGTCACTTTTGCACCTGTAGAGAAAGAATGTCCTAGGGCATGGCTTATCACATCAACGGGTATGTCGAGTTCACTAGCTATTGTTGCCCAAGTATGACGAGCCCAGTAAGATGTTAGATTTTCAAAACCTTCAATGCTTTGCAATATTTTTCCCCATGATGCAGTAAACGTATGGACGCTTGCGTATTGATCGAGAATACAGAGTAGATACTTTCTCCCTCTATATTTGTCTATGATGGCTAATGCTTCGGGCTCAACCTTGATGCTATATAGCTTCTGTGTCTTTTGTCGTTTATAGTGTATATAGCCATCTTGCCCTATCTCAGTGAGGTTGCAAAGGTCAGCTACATTGATACCTATAAGAAACAAGGATAGCTTGAACATATCGACAGCCATAGTTTGCTTCTCGCTCCCATGGAAAGAAAATAATCGGTGCAATTCGTCAATAGTCAGAGAACGCTTAATTGTAGGCTCAGACTTAATCTTGAATACACGAAAAGGATAAGACATCGTTATCTCATTCGCCATGGCATCACGGAATACAGCTCTGATATTGCGAAAATGAATACTCCTTCCATTTACAGACGGAGAAGATTGAAGAAGAAACGCATCAAAACCACTAAGCCAATCCTTAGTAATATCCTCGAAGGTTTTCGTCTTAATCTTAGCATCATACTCAGCCATACGTTTTGCAGTTACTAGATAAATCTCCTTTGTCCTCTTAGCTGTGCGCGATTCTGCATAAGACAGGAAACGGCTATAAAAGCTATTTGCGGTTGCTGCGGTTGGTTCTATGATTTCGACAACCTTGTTTTTTATTTGTGTAGCTGTTAATTTGGTTAACTCACCTTTCTTCAATAATTCGAGAACGATATTTGATACTGTACTTTTTTGGGTATCAATATAGCTCTGCAGGTTTGCTTTGTCTGGTCTATTCTTGATACGTTCCTTACTAGGGTCCCATTGAGTTGGTAGTATCTTCACACCAAGATTGATGTACGCAGAAGAGCCCTGTTTGTTAATACCAATTTTAAGAGGGGCTTCATCACCTCTCTTAGAACTACGCTTATCTAAGTATATGTGAACTGTTACTCCCAT